TCAATTGCTTTTTTACCAGTAGCAGGATTTTCTGTACCAGTTATAACTGTCATTAGATAAGAGGCAAAAGTAGCATTATATATATTAACGCCACTAGAACTTTTGTAAAGTTTTAAACTGGCTTTTATTTCTTCTAGCACTTCTTCTGTATCTAACTTTCTAATAGTTATCTTAACATCTTCTTTGCCCTTTTCAGAACGTGGTGCATCTTTATCAACAATGCTACCAGTTAAATGTATGTCAACTTCGATTAGTTTGAAATCATGATCATCACGAATTTCATCCCATATCTTTTTTGCCATAATTTCACCACCTTCTTCGGCTCTTTTCAATTCAGCAAAAACTTGCTCTGGGGTATTTGGTTTAAACTTTAATATATTGTCTACAATGTAAGAACGATAATTATCAGCAAATTGCTTTAATCCCTCGGAGACATTTGTTTTAATTTTGATTCCGTTATGTTCTAATCCATAGGCCAACTTCCAGCCGACACAATACTCATTGTAGTAGCCTATCATTGCAGTTAAATTAAAAACTTCTCGATCTTTAGTGTTCTTTTTTGCTTCATCTAAAGCAGTGGATGATGATAAATAGTCAGACAAATCGATTTCTACCTTCTGTCCAAATTGAAGTTTGCTGAATACTTTAGAGAAATAAGAGATAAGCCGTTTAGACCCACTCTTAATATCGGACCAAAAACTTTCTTGTAATAGATCATTAATTTTCATAGTAATACTATTTATTCAAAAGTAAATAGATTTGATTCTATGATTTTTTTCCTCTTAGATACTACTGGAACTATAGGCTGAGGTTGATAGTTTAAGATCAAAACTTCTACTCGTTCTGGTCTAACACCCTTGGCTGATTTTCCATCTTTACGTACTGCTCCCTCTACCTTAGTCAAGCCATTGTTAGAGTAAGTTATCTGCTCATGCCAGTAGAATTTATCTCTAGGCATGATATCTTCTAGTTCTTTAAAGTAGTAATAACTTAAAGCAAACTTACCTTTCATGGCACTCATTTGTGTTAGCAATTCAATATGATCCTCACGCCCAAAACTATTCTTGGTATAATAATCTTCTAAGTTAAAGTAGGGTGGATCAATGTAGAAGAATGTATCAGCGTGATCATATTTAGTGATAACTGCTCTACAGTCCATATTTTCAGTAGTCATTACATCAAGTCTATCTAAGTAATGTTGCTGTGAGAATTTTTCTGTGTAGGTATAAAATTTAGATTTATACTTTGGATTACTGTAGATTTTTGTTTTCTCGTGTAGTCCCAAACCCCCAGTAAAAAACTGAGTTTGTAAAAACATATACTTGGCTGCCAAATCGTAATCTGGCGTAACAAAGTTGGTGTTATATACTTGAAATATTTGATCACGAAATTGTTCAAATACTGCAGCATTACCTACGCTTGGATATAAATTCTTTAGTGCTATTTCAAACTTCTTTGGGTCTGTACTAGCACAAGTAAACACATTGTATAAATGACGATTAAAGTCATTATACACATTGATTTGTGCTGGAGTCTTTTTGCTCATCCAATACATCCAAAATGCTCCACCAAATACCTCAACATAAGTCTTGAAGTTAGTTGGAAATAATGGATCAATCCATTTACTATGTTGTTTTTTGCCGCCGATATATGGAAACATTGTTATCCTAAATTTCAAAGTCTTCCATGCCAGCAGTTTTTAGTTTGACTAAATGACCTAGCATGTAATTTTTAGATTCTAATCCTTTCATTACTGAAAGGTACTTATTTCTGAGTAGTGCTATCTCATTACAAAGAGTTTCCATGTCAATAACATCCTGCTCACCATCAACATAGCGTTCTGCATCTCTGCTAGTTAAGGCTCTGTTATAGTTCTCAAGATATTTTTGAAATGTTTGACTACGAAGTTTCTTGAGTTGAATGTTCATAAAATTCAACACAGATTCAATTTCTTGTAATTGAGAAAACACTCGTTCAGTTATTCCAGGAAGTTCAGAAATACTTTTCTGAATCAGTCCTTTTATATGTGTAGCGTATTTTGCCTGATTTAATTCTGACTCATAGTGAGCGATAAAATCAGGCAAATTTGCTAAGTTTTGTGTTACTTTATGATACCAGTTCATTGATTACCAATTTTCATCTTCTTCATCATCATCGTCATCATCAGTGTAATCTAACTCACTGTCTAGTTCGTCTTCATCGTCCCATTCTCCTTCATCTGAATCGATGTAGAATTTTAATGCGTCGATGATTATACCTTCTCCACGAAAAGCTTCACGAATTTCACTGGCACTAACATCATTATCAACTAGCATAGTAATGATATTCTCAGCTACAATAGAACGATCACTACTAATGATACTATCTTTAACTACAGACCACATTTCGGCCACTAACATTAAACTCATTCTTCTATCTCCTCTTCGTCAGTAATAGTTGGTAATACACTTTTAGTTTTTTCATTGAATTCTGACATTACTAGATCAAAAATACCATTGGCATTCTTTGCCCATTCTTTACGAAAATATTTATGAACTTCTCCATTAAGATCAGTGTAACAATAGCGATTGCCCTCTTTCTTAATCATATTACGTTTTTCAAGTAGATCAAAGAATCCACTATATGGGTTCATTCCAGTTTCGTATGGAATCTGAATTTCGATATCTTCAAATGGCTTAGCGTAACGAGTCTTCATGATCTTACATCCAGCACGAATGCCAAGAACATCAGTTACTTTGTTACCTTCATCATCAAGTTTCAGCTTGAGTTTCTTCATGGCAACTACGATTGATGATGCATAAACAAAACCACTACCACCTGAAATCTTTGGATCAGGAGAGTACGGGTCTTGTGATTCATATGAGTGATTTGTTGCTATTAATCCAACATTGTTGCTGCCAAACATATTCACACAGTTAGTAACAAGTGTCTTTAATTGACGAGGCTTGTGACCAAAGTCACCTTTATTATCACCTTTATCAAACTGTTCAACTTGAATATCGGTCATTAGCATACCAAGTGAATCAACAACAAACAAGACTTTTGGTCTGTCTTCCATTGGCAATGTTTTGTAGTCTTTCATAAACGTTGAAATAGTCTTACTAACATCATTAATCATGGCCATGTTTAATTTCAACAACTTATCTTCAGATGTATCAACTCCAAGATCCTTAAGCCAGCTTTCATCTAGTGCGTTTTCTGTATCAATTAAGATAACAAAAATACCCTGTTCTTGTGCATTTCTGATCACGTTACCTGAACAGATATAAGATTTACCAGCACCACTTTCGCCAGCAAATACAGTTACTTTCCCAAGAGGTATACCCTTGTTAAAATCACCAGAGATAAGATAATTTAGTGCATAATTACCAGTTGAGATCCAATCAGTAGGATCAGAAAATCCAATTGACATGCCTTCAATACTCTTAGTAATATCTTTTCTAAATTTACTCAGATCAAACGGCTTCTTCATTTATTATCCTTTATATACGTTATTATATATAGAAAACGAGTGTATGTCAAGTAGGTCTGGGCATTCCTTTGCTATATTATCTAACTCATAATCATTAGGATAATGTCTCAGTGCTCCGCGTGCTCGTTCTCTTATGATTGCTGGTACACGAGGTGTTTTTCCAGGATCACATAGTTCTTCTAGTAATTTCTTACCTTGTTTTATGGCGCGATAACGCTCATCGGGTAGTGTCATGTTTATTCTCCAGATATAAGAATATATCCGATTTCTCGGATATATTCTAGACCTAATAGTTAGGCTGTTTTGTTCTGTCTACTACGAATCAGTGCTAAAATGTCATTAGCATTTGATTTAGCGGCAGGAGTCTTGACTTTTTCTGATACTTCTGGAGTATCTTCTGTCCAAGGTGGAATTGATGTTGGTTGACCTGACTGAGCTGGCTGAGCGACTGCTGACTGAGCAGCTGGCTTAGTAGTCTCAAATGATTCATCATCATCTTCTGACTTAGCTGCAGTTCCAGTATCCAAGCCCCAAGGCTTGTAGTATGCTCCCCAACGTTCTACGTCATATGGACGACCATCAACTGATGCTTCAAACATCTCTTTGATAATTCGTTGTTCTGATTCACTTGGCTTCTTAGGCAAGAAGTCTTTAAGATTCAGTAAACCATACTGTTCGATTGCTTGATGTTCTGCTTGAGTCAAAGCAGTTTCTTTACGAGCGAAACTTGAGGTTGAATAGTCAGCCCATTCTCCTTTAGTACCTTTGACGATTTTGAAATCAAGACCACGTTGATAGTCAGTTGGCAATTCTTCAATTTCTGGATCCATCATTGATGCTTTAATAACGGTGAATAATTGTGGAGTGACTACGAAACGACGAATTGGATTTTCTGGAGGAGTATCTTCTGTTTTTGGATCTCCAGTATTAAGCAAAGTATTAGTCTTTACAAAACCTTGAAATAAGTATGTACGCTTTTTCCAATACTTGTTAGCCATTTCTTTTAGACTGTCATCTTTGTACCAAGTTCTTACTTCGGCTAATACTGGGCAATTTTCACCGTATGTTTCCATACATGGAACTTTTACGATACGAACTTTATCATCAGTTGAATCACTCTTGACTCCAGTGAATGGAAGATTGATAACTGCTTTTTCTACCCAGAAAAAAGAATTGGTTGTATCTGAGTCGGGAAGAAACCGAATAACAGTTTGTTCACCTGGTTTGATATTCCAGAATGGATATAATGCTTGATCACCTGGGGTTTTTGCTGATGGAGTAGATTGTCCACGATTTTCTTGTGCCTGCAATTTTGCACGAATGTCTGCTAAACTCATTTTGTATTTCCTTTATGTTTAAGTGTTGTATTAATTATGTATAAGTGTTGTAATCAGAGGAATTCTGATGATGACTTAGATTACATTATATACGATCAATGATCTCTTTGTCAATAGTATTTATCATTGTTTGGTTAAATTGATATTTTTATATTACCAAACTTATTAAGTTGTGGATTGAGTTGTATCGGGGCTCAATACCGGATATACCGAGTATCTAGAGTTGTTGTTGTTGAAATATCCAGTTCTCTGTGCCCATTCACCAGCTACTCGATTAGCATCACTTTGAGAGTTGCCTATGCCACCGAATCTATAAACTTCTTGATCTGATCCATTAACCACTATCCACTCACCAGTAAATTCGCCGCCTGATAGTCGTGCTTCTCGTTGACGTTCGCGTCGAGCTTGAGCTTGAGCTTGACGTTGTAAGTCCAAAGTGGATCCAGGAATAAAATTTTGAGCAATATCCATTCCAATATCTTGAACATTAGAATTTGATCTAGTTTGTGTAGATTGATTCATTTCACTTCGAGCCACTTCATTTAGTGGTTTTAGTTCAAATCCAGCTAGTCCATTACGTTGTTTATACATAGAACGTAGCCACGAATCAGCTATTACCTCAGCAACTGATTTGTCACTAGCCAGTACTTTACAAACTGTTTCTGGTACTAATTCATTATTATTTACTAGCTCCCACTTAGATTGAGTAAGATACGCGTCGGAAAGATTAGTTGAATTATTTGCTATAGTCAAAGTTCCATAATGATCTCTGACCGCAACACGTTTCATTGATGATTCTGTTGTACTTTCTCCTACTAGCGTAGCTTCCCAGTCATCGACAGATGCACGTGTGTTGTGCCATTCTGTTTCCCATTTTTTAACTAACTCAAGTGCATCTTTTTTGGTTTTTGCAAAAACATTACAGTAGTTATATCTTGGTTCGTCTTTAGCTGAAACATCCCAGTTTAATATTCTTCCTGATGCTGCTAGACTATCTGTATTTCTAATTAAATTTTTCTTAAAAAGTGTACTCTTTAGTTCTTTTAGCCAATTATCTAATTCTTCTTTGCTTAGTCTTCCAGCAGAAAATGATGCTAATTTTTTAGCAAGCTCAGGAGCAATCTTTTCGGTAGGAGCAAGTAGCTTATATAATTTCTTTTGATATTCTTTTCGTTCATAAGAAGGATCACTGGCAATGTGTATAGCTTGTGCATATCTACGTAGTGTATTTTGTAATTTATCTATATCATCAAAATAATCTGTATTGCCGGCACTACGAAATTCAATGTACTTGTCTTTAGGATTTATACTGATATATTTTCCAAACCCACCGTTTGGTGCTATTAAACTGCTAGCAATATTATCAAGACCCTCTTTCATCAAAGTAAATACATTTTCTATATCAATATTTCCTCTTGCTACTTTGGATTTGATTTTTTCCATAGCAGACACACAAAAATGATTACCATCTCTGTTAAACTCTTCTAGAACATGCACATCACCCAAGAATAATGCCAATTTAGTATAATCTATTAAACTAGTATCTTGTGATGGTACACTTACACTCATATGAAAACCAGTGGTTTCATTGGCATATGCATCTCGTGATGCGGCCCATTTGAAAAACTTAGGCATTATATCAAGACATTCTTTTAGTGGCATAGGAGGACTAACTATTTCAACTGTCATGTCGCTAGTACTACTAGCCTGTAAACTACCATCTGGTTCAAATACCCAATCTCTTTGTCTATCTCCACCATATCCATGACCACTACTTACAAATGTTCTTACTCCTAACTTTGTTTTTAAATCATTTGCAAGCCACTGTGCTGCCGACTCATCAAATCCTTCATCATCGTCACTATCACTAGTCCAAAATGGCCAGTATGCATCATCATAAGCGAGATTAACATCACTCATGTAACTGAGATTGGCGGCTGCCAGCCACTCATTTTCCATGTTTGGATCTTCTCCGTATTCTTCTCTGATATTTTCTTCTGTTTGATCATAGATATCATCACGAGAACTAATAGAGTTTTCTACCATGTCATCTAATGTTTTGTCTGCCAGTTCTTTTCCAATGACATAGAGTTCATAATCATCTAAATATGGTTTAACTTCTAATTTGTATTCTTCTGAATCTTTTTGATAATTATTTCTAAGTTTAATAATTTTGTTATTAGCAAAGATCGCGTCTTCTATTCTTCCATCATCATAGCCATTATCTTTTAAATCAATTTTTATTTGCTCGTCCCAATCCCATTCATTTTCTATGATATAGTCTTTAATCAATCTTTCTTTATTTCTTTCAAAGTCTTCTGATGCTTGTTCATTTACCCATTCAAGAAAATCTTCAGTTAAATTTGTTTGTAGACGATCTAGCTCTCGATAACCCATGTTATCGCCCTGTCTAAAAAAATTAATAATATTGTCAATACTATTAGTGTGACTATCATAATCCATATCTGGCTCTGATTCAGAATCAGTGTTCTCACGAATATCAGAAAAGCATAGCTCTGCTTCAAAACCGGCGATGATTCCTTCTGCCTCGGGACTATTAGCAAATTGAGCTAAACGTGTTGGAGCTTGACTTACTTCGTCTAGTTGCTGAATAAATAATTCATATAATTTCATATGTATATTTATCAGTCAATATAATTATTATTATTTCGTGGAGGAATTTCCATGCCAGCATCACGAGCATTTTGTAAATCTTCTGGATCTGCTGGACGAATACCATAGTTATCGTCTGGTCTCCATTCAGATTGTAGCCAGTTTGAATATTCAGAATCTGCATCATCTTGAGTAGTGGCAGGGATAATAGCAACATTTAAATGACTACTAGTACTATAGATAACCCAATATCCATTTTGACTAGTTCGATTACGTAATCGAGTGTACTGACTAGATTGAGGTGTGTTTGTTGCTTGTAATCGTTGTATATCAGCGGCATTGCCTAAGAAATATTGTACATTCTGTCCGCCTACTGATTGTACCCATCGTCTTTTTACCTGTACTGCTTCTCCACCACTACTTGCCGAGAATTGATATAATACCGGACCAGATCCTTCGTTGCTATATTCGCCTGAGGAATTTTGCTGTCTTGCTCTTATTATAAAATTACCATTTGGATCATTTGGAGGTAAATTCATCTCAGGCTCTTGTTGTGTAGCGGTCTCTGCTCGTGCTAAGATATAATCTGATTGCACGCCATTTATTGATTCTACCCATTGTAGTTTTATGTTAAACGCTGTACTAAGATTTTCAGCCGAGAATTGATACACTACCTGACCTCTAGCACCGCCCGTGCCGGCACGGCCCGTACCATCGTAAGTTTTTACAACATAATTACCATTTGGATCACTTGGAGGTAAATCCGCTATAGGCATCGGTATAGTTTGACTATCAGTTAGTCCAGTAATACGAGCTGCTCCAAAATCTGCTTGATTATATCCACGAGACCAATCTGAATTTTCAGGATCTGCTCTAGCACTAGTAATAGCCTCTTGTGCTGTGCTTCCAAATGCAGTACGAGTATTACCAGGTCTATATATGTTCCATACTCTCCAACTATGTACTGGCGATACTGGAGCTGGTCTTACTCCCAGATTAGGACGAAATTCTTCTGGATGAGAATTTAACCATTCTCGTGCAATTCTTATAGCACTTGGTCTATTACCCTCTGGGTTCTCAAATTCATGAATCAATCCTCCGTTAGGCGAAGAGTCACTAGTTGACATATCATATACTTGCCATGTTTTTCTGTTATTATTAGAAGACTTAGGTAGAGGACCTTTTCTTGTTGATTGAATTTGTCTAATATTATTAATTAATCCAATTCTTGAAAGATTACCAGACACATAACGAGCAAAAAGCCAAACTGGATCATTTGGATCGTATGACACTGCTGTGTCTTTTTTATTTATTGAAGATGGTGGACCAAATGTATCATCACTTCTAGTTGTAGTAAGTCTCACGTCACCTAGCAACTTGTATAATTTCTTAGCATACTCTTGTTTTTCTGCATCGAGATCCATACCTATGCTCATTGCACGAGCATAACGCAACATAGTGTTTTGTAGCTTGGGAATATCTTTGATATAATCTTTGCCGCCGGCTGAACGAAATTCAATATAGTTGTCTTTAGGATTAATAGTGTAGTACTTACCAAATCCAGCCGAACTTACAAATGATCTTGTAGCCAGTGAATTTAATTTTGTACGCATTGCATCAAGAGCTTTTGTCACAGCATTATCAGCTGGTATTAGATTTACTCTTCTTGAGTTAATTTTTGATTTAATTTCGTCAAGTGCAGACTGAGCATATGAATTTGCTATTCGGCCAAATTGTTCTAGTACGTATTTGTCACCTAAAAATAATACAGCTTTAGTATAATCTAATTTATCACCACTATGTTCTGGCATGCCAACGCTCATGTGGATTCCAGTCGAGTTATTAGTATAAGCTTCATGACTTTTTGCCCATTCAAAGAACTTAGGCATTATTGCTAGAGTTTGTTCTAGTGACATGGGCGGACTAACAATTTCTATAGGCATGTCTTTGATATTCTCTGCACGTACACTGCCGTCATTTTCAAATACCCAAACATCAGGAGGAGTATTTAGTTTTTCACGATGTCCTCTAGTACCAGTTTCTACTTGTGTTTTTACACCTAGTTTTTCTGTTAGAGAGTCAGCTAGTTCTTGTGCAATATTAGAATGATAGCGTCCATCGAATGAATTATTATTTTCTTCTACTTCTGAAAAATGAGGCCATGGAATATCATATGCATTTGCAACGTCAATCATTGATCCCAGACTATTACTTCTTAACCAAGAACGTTCACTATAAGTATCATCATACTCAAAATTTGATTCAAAATCTTGACGAGCGTCATAATAATCTTCATTTTGATCATCTACCGCATCGTGAACTCTTTGAGTAAATTCATTGAATACTAGTTCTTTAGCTTCTTTATATTTGTCGGTCGGAAAGTTATTTGATCCTGCCATCGCGGTATCAATTTCATCATCTGTCATTTCCATACGAACTGACATATAAGCCTTTATTTCTTCTTCAAAACGAAAAGTTTTTAAAAGATATTTTCTTACATAATGAGTAACGTGTCTATTAAATTCATCTTGCATTTTTTCAACTTTCCACTCTACATATTCACTAGTGAGTCTGTCTTGAAGTCTGTTTTGTTCTCCAACACTCAAAGTAGAGTCTTCACTGAAAAAATAAACTATTTCATCAATAGAGTTGGCACGCTCATTTGTACCATAGTCAGGCTCATAATTTGGTTCTGAAGGATTTTCATCAACATGAAGTGCGTTTTTAAATACCAATTCGGCTTCAAATCCAGCGGTAATTCCACTGGCATTTTTTCTAGCCCATGACTTTAATGAGCCAGGACTCATATTGACTTCGTTTAATTGTTTTTCAAATAATTCATACAGTTTCATATATGTATTTATCTATAGACATTAAACTTTTCTGTATTTTAGTTATTGATTATGGATACAGCATTGGCAATGGAACTAATTCAATTCGCGGTATACGAAGTCCTCGAATTCTGGCATCATCTGTCCATTCTACTCCCATCTGCCATGCCTCAGTATGTCTTGCAGATGGAGGAGTAGTTGATGGCAAAGTAATATGATGTAGAACTTCATTAGTAGAAGAGTCGATAATATTCCATTGTAGCGATTCATTAGGATCAGTAGCATTAGTAGACCTTTCTGGTTCAGCAGTAGTACTCTCTGGGTCAACTCGGTCTATACTATAATTTCTGTAATCTTGTCCTATTGCATTGGCATATGCTCTTAAACGATCAATTAACGTACCGGTATTGTGGCTAATAAAGCGATACACTATACGACCATCTGACGCTCTTATTCCCCAATTGCCTTCAGGATTACTTGGTTCAAGAGTCTGTGGAGAGTTAGCCTGCATTCTGGGAGGAACTGGCAGATTTCTATCTCGTGCATCTATAATGTCATATGAATCTGCTGGGCGAAGATAAAATCGTGCCTCACGCCCTAACATGTAACCAGTATTTTGAAGCCAATGTTGATATGCAAGTTGTGCATCTTGTCCAGTAATAGCCGGAAGAAGAGCTAGATTGTCCATGTTTGTAACACCATCGGCTGAATTAAACACAATCCAATATCCAGTTGTACTTGTTCTAGTAGCATCTAGTTCTGCAGGGCGACGAGTTTCGTGATTTTCTGATCTTTGTGTTCTGTATTCTCGTGGAACTTCCGATATCGGACTTAACCACAAACGAGCTCGTGAAACTCCTATTGCTGTTGCATACTGCATTGCTATGTCAATTGCCAGATTATTTCCCAAAGCTTGAAATTGATACAGTATTGGCCCTCGTCCAACTTGACGATTACTATCTCTATTTCTTATTGCCCAATTTCCCTCTTGAGTGTTATTTGGCAAATAGTCCGGTATATGCCCAGGCTGAATATCATTTGAACTATCAGTTTGTCTGGATGTTGCATCATCTGATAGTAATGTTGCTCTAAATTCTGTAGGCTCAGTTGATCCTCTAGTCCATAAACTATAATGATAATTTTGTAGAGCATTCATGATAGCAGCTCGTTCAGTATCACCATATCCAGGAACCGTCCATGAAAAATCGTTAACATTAAATACTTCCCATCTAGGTAGATTGTCAGGGTTATTTTGTGTGGTAACATTTGCTGCGCCAGTTGGAGTCGAACCTATCGGTCTAGCTATAAAGTCAGAATTTTGCCATCCTCGATGAGTTTCTGGAGATATGTGCCATTCTGCACGAGCCAAAGCTATAGCTTCATCTTGACTACGGGCCTGAACAGTTGTTTGTGGCCCACCTTGACGATCTGCTCCTTCGTATGCTCTATATGAAACTCTATAAAACATTTTATTGCCTTGATCTGACTTTTTATAAAGCTTACGAGTACTTTGAATTTGCCTAATTATATCTTTTAAATTACTTTTTGCCAATTCACCAGCTACATATTGAGAAAAATACCAAATTGGATCATGTTTAGATACAGTTGTTAATTTATCATCAGAATTTTTTTGTAATCGTACATCACCTAATAACTTATATAATTTCTTAGCATACTCTTGCTTTTCTGAATTGACATCCATGCCTATACTCATTGCACGTGCATAACGTAACATTGTATTTTGTAGCTTAGAAATATTATTAATATAATCTACTCCACCAGCTGAACGAAATTCAATGTACTTGTCTTTGGGATTAATAGTAAAATACTTGCCATATCCAGCAGAAGAGGCAAATGCATTTGTAGCTAAAGAATTTAATTCTGTTCGCATTTGTTTAAATGCTTGCTCAATTTTATCATCTGGTCTTGGTATAACAGTTCTTGATCTGCTTGAGTTAATAATATCTTTAATATTTTTCATTGCCGACTGAGCATATGAATTGGCAGTTCGACCAAACTGTTCTAGTATGTATTGATCACCCAAAAATAATGCTGCCTTAACGTAATCTAAATCATTACCACTGTGTTCTGGCATACTAACACTCATATGTATTCCAGTACTTTTATTAGCATAGGCTTTGTGACTTTTTGCCCATTCAAAGAACTTGGGCATAATTGCTAGAGTTTCTTCTAGCGACATAGGTGGGCTAACAATTTCCACGGGCATGTCTTCGCTATTAGTTGAATTTAAGCTACCATCTGCTTCAAATACCCAAACATCAGATGGAGTATTACGTTTTGCTGTAGAGCCTCTAGTACCAGATTCTACTTGTGTTTTTACACCTAGTGCTTTTTCTAGACTACCTGCCAAGATAAGAGCATGTCCTACATGATAGTGACCATCTGCAGGAACAGTGTTATTTACTCGACTCCAATATGGCCATTCATTCGCGAATGAAAATCTTGAGCCTACATCACGCATACTAAAGATACCAATATTTCTCAACCAACTTCTTTCAGAAGCTTCCCAGTTTTCTATAAACTCGTCATAAGCTCCCTGCCAGTTTCCATCATGATCTCTCATGGAACGTTCAACTAATTGAGTTAATTGATCTGATACTTCTCTTTTTACAAATATGTACTCATCATTATCAGTGCGATCTGGATCATTCATTATATCAGTTGCTTCTTCTGAAGTTTTACCCAGTTCATTAACAAAATATTCATGAATTTTTTCAGAATATTCCCAGCGAAGATCAGCTTTAATATAGTCTCTAATCAAGTCACGTGCCTGTTCAGCAAATTCCTCAAGCACTGCAGTGTCTCTCCATTCAGTGTAAGAATCGTGCATTTGTTGTTCAGCAGAGTTTCTCGTGGATGAATCAAGTAATGGACTAAAAAACTCTAGGATTTGATCTATAGTATTGGCACGCTCATCTCTATCATAATCAGGTTCTTGATCTTGATCTTCTTCATCATCTGTAGTGTTAAGCATATCTTTAAATATTAGTTCTGCTTCAAACCCCGCTTTCATGCCACTAGCATGTTTTTTTGCCCAAGATTTTAATGCACTAGAACTCATATTAACTTCATTCAGTTGTACATTTCTTTTTTTAATGAATAATTCGTACAATTTCATCTTCTGTGGCCCATAAACCTTTCTGTATTTTTGGCATTAATTGCAGCAAGTTTAATTTCTCTTGGAGTTGGTTTAGTAGTTGATAGTGCAATTGGAGTTCCTGGAATAGCACTTTGACTTCCCATTCCCGCTCCGCCGTTGTTTGGATTATCTGCTTCATCTAATCCACGTTCTACAGGAAATCCCATTCTTTCTGCTGCTAACTGCATATAATGCTCTACTTCACCATCATCTAACTTTGCTGGCATACACTCACGCCATAAATTAAATTTTTGTTCATATGTAGCATCTGGTTCTTTTAATATTTCTCTCATTGGAGTAGCTCTTGGGCCAGCTTCATTTGCATACTTGTCACCAGATTCTTGACGACTTATTACAGTTAATTTGTCAAAATTATATATAATATTTCCAGTTGTTTTTGCTGGTACTCCGTTGTATCTAAGTAAATATTGAAATTCTGTTTTTTGATCTTCACCTACCATAACCATACAATTTTTATATCCATCATTATTTAATTGATGTAGTACATCAATTAAATTTTTGGCAGTTTGAAATGAATCAACGTGATTTGGGAATACAGTACGATAAATCTCTAGTTTCTCATCTGGTAGTAATGGATCATCTTTACCTACTGTCTCGCTTACAATAAAATAAGCATCAGCGTGTAGTCTATGAGCGGTGGATATAACTGCGTGTGCCAAGTACATATGACCTTTGTGGCCCATTCCACGCCCCCAACCTACTATAGCAGTATCTTTGTTACCGATTTTATTAATTGATTCTGCTAATAGTTCTCTTATTTTCACGATTTTCCGCCACGATTCTGATAACGATTTGCTGCTGTAAATCCAGCACGTTTAACAAATTTCAATGGTTGAACTCCGCCTGCTGGATCGCTTACAAATCCTTCTCCGCCTGATCCATAATCAAATGGCAATTCTGCTCTGATACCCAAACTTCCTAGTGTTGGTTTTTCAATTTGATCAATGACCATATCTTTCAAATGCATAATAGCACGAACTACCAAGAACGTAGCTCTTAATCCGCTTTGACTGCTTTTTATTTTATTAATAGCAATTGGTCTACGACGAGCTGTCAATATAACATCAGTAGTTGCCCATTGAGCCATATTTGATCCTAGTGAATCTAATGCTCCAGGAGTATCTACTTGACTATTAACATATTTGTAAATAACTTGACGCCATGCAGGGCCAGCTTGCTCTTCATTTCTAAATGTTTGCACCCATTCTTCATCTGGTGTTAAAAATTCTTCCATTCTTGGAGCAGCTTGCTTAATAAATGTTTCTACTCTTTTAAGTTTTTCAGTCGATACTGATGCTTGAACTTCTGTAAATTTAGGAGGAATAATAAGAACGCTTTTGCTTCCAATTCCTGTATGATTAGTTCCTACTGCTTCTCGCTGTCCACCCATTCCAGGAATTATTTTAAAATAAGCAGTGGCCGCGGCAGCACTAGTGCTATGACTTATCATTTGTCCCAATTTACTGTTTGCATCTACGTGATAGATTACAGTATTGGGCTGAAATGAATATTCATTATTTTTTAATGCTGGTCTAACTTTATATAGCAATCCACATTCTAAGAATCCACGAAATTCAAGTGGAGTTGCTTGCTCGTATAGTTTGTACAGTGCCATCATCTCGCCAGCAAACTGTCTACGATCATCATTGTTAGCATCTTTTGGCTCATACTGTTTGTATAACATGTCTGGGCTAGTATTAAACTGACGACTGAATTTATCACCAAAATGAAATTCACCCTTATCATTACGACCAAACACAATGGCTGGACTTCCGTCCCATTTTACTTCCATGTGACCGCTATCATTATTAATTCTAATCAATCTTTCTATTGCACGCATTGCGCCTTCTGGTCCATAAATGTATGCCAAATCTTCAATGTGCTGAAATTCACGACCTACTGGTTCTGAATTCTCTAAGATAAATTGTTCTGCTCTCATAGTCCGCTTAACCTTTTAATTCGTTCTAGTGATTCAGAAAGCTCCATTGGATTCTTAAGTGCCTTGATATTAGGATCAACCCATTTAGAATTATCTTGAACTCTCTTGATTTTACTTTGCTTACGCTGTTCTTTAACTTGATTTCCGCCACTTAGTGCTGGAATCTGAGACATTCCAGAAGAAGCAGGTTCTTCTTCTGGCTCTTCTTCTGGTTCTTCATCTGAAACTGGTGGAGATGATTCTGGCTCTTCTGGAGCTGGAGACGAAGCAGGCTCTTCCGGAGTAGTATCACTTTGTGGTTCAATTTGATCTAATATGTCATGATACTCATCGCCACGTTGCTCACTCATCCATGCTATAATTATACTACGAGCATCGCGATTAGTGTTTCTAGTTGCTGCTCTACGTAATCTAGAATAAAGTTTGTCGTTTTCTATTAGTCCGTTCAATTCACCAATGGCATTTTTTGCATCTGGTCCTAGTGCCAAAAATTCACTGTCTGAACCCAATAGCTCAACTAAGTCACTACGTTGTCCAGGTTGATCTGGTGTTAACATCTCATCTAATATATTATTAGCCCAATCCTCAAACATTGACATGTCAGAAGTTTCTGTAATAGTTAAATTTAATTTATTTAAAACAGGCAATGCATTTTCTATTCTGATATCAACTGAACTATTTTTAAACAATTCTATTAGACTAGAATCATCTGAATCTTCCATTAAAGTAGGCTGCCAGCTTTCAAAATAATTATTGTATCCACGTACACTTTGTAGTCTTTTAAGATTTTCACGCAAAGTCTTATAGTGTTCTGTTGCTTCTAGTACAATTCGTTGTACACTTTCATTAAATTGTTTTGTTTTTGTAGCTCGAACAAATCCACCTAATTTTCTAGCATCTTCTACTATTTCTGTAATATGTTTCCATCTTTCATCATTATGAAGTCCACCTTCTGCTAAATGTCTAGCAAATATACGACCAATACCAGGTCTTGTGCTTGGAACAAGCACACGTTCTCCATATTCATTCTCTAAAAAAATACGCTCTACATAACGATATCTAGCATCATTTTCATCTAAAGCTTTATTATGTTTAATGATCATTTTGATAGCGGCGGGACCATTATCACTGTAACTTGTCTGACGAGTTCCATAATAACCCTCGTCTAATTTTCTATTATGATCTCTTGTTGCCATATCAGATTCAATATTGTCCAAATCATCTAGTTTCATTTTTAAACCACGACGAATTGCAAAATTTTTCAATTGTCTGACAAATTGTACCCAACCACCATTGTCTTCGTCTTCATCTAATGCTCTGGTAACTTCTGTGTTGTAGTAAACAATCATATTATTTTGATCATCTATGGTAATATCTACAGTACCATAATTTTTATCACCGCTTTTAAAATTAAATTCAAACGCTTCTGCCTTTTCAGGAACAACGGCATTTTCGCCAGAGCTTGACAGTGGTTTAACTTTAAATCCCTTAGTGGTTAATAGATCATTTAATTCTACGTTTACTGATTCTCTGCTTTTTGGCATGATGGGTTACCTAGTTTATCTATTATTTATCATTTTAGCCTATCATCGCGATGAATGGCATTGGAGCAATCATCTCTCCGTGATCTCTGATATGCTTGTTAATATTAACATGAAAGCTTTGTAGATGTTGAAATATTCTTACTGCCAATAGGGTTGACATCACCAAATCATCAGTGTCTCCTGACTTTGCGGCATAACTACCACCACTTGCCACAAAAGTTTTGAGTTCAGATATCAATAATTCACTTGATATCTTCATCTTTTTGCTTTCAATTAGATTCTTTAATTTGCTACATGCTTCTAGCTTACTACGATTAGTAGTAGTAAATCCACGACGATATCGTTTAACACTACCTAATTTTTTAGGCTCACTAATCATATTTCCACGAATCTTGTCTTCTCCAAATTCTTGTAATGATATCAATGCTGCTTCTCCAATCGTATTATTTTCTAAACTATAATACAAGTGATTGGGTTGATTAGTACATTCTATAATATGTTCATTGATTTCGCTTAATATTTTTATTTGTTCTGGAATAGTAGTTTTATTATGACGCCATTCTGCTACTTGAGTAGTAGTATCTGCTTCAAATACTTGTATAGCTGCTGGATCACCACCTGTTCCCAAACTAGGATCTAGTGCCACTACATATATTCTATCTTTAGTTGGTTTCTTAAACCATCTGACTTGACCAGTTTTATACAATGGTTCTTTGCTTGACAATTCAGTCAATTTTATGTTGTCTATTAGTGTTTCTTCATCAATGATAAATTCAAGCTCGTGTTCTCGTCTAAATCGATCTTCACCAATTTGAGCAATTTCTCTTATCTTCCATTCTTCGTCACGATCAGGATGTTCCCACCAATATGCTTTATACGCTGAATATCCATTAGCACCCAACTTAGTTGCATTACCATAAGCATCAACTTTTTTGTTAGCTTCACGCCATATTTTTGAAAATTGATCTTCGTCACTGTTAGGAGTAGATGTAATAATACATTTACCACCAGTTGATAGTGTAGGTGAAATGGCAGTCCAGAACTCTTTTGCTATACTTGGTCGAACGAAAGCAAACTCATCAAGATATAATAATGATAGCGACATACCACGACCGGTCTTTTCAGTGGTTGCTCTTGCTACAATTCTACTTTTATTAGCAAAGTCAATATTACCCTTGTTGTATGTTTCAACTGCTGCTTTTAACCACATTGGACAAAACTCATAACCATAACGAATACGATCCATGATCTCTTGTGCTCCGCTGTATTGATGAGCAGCAATTAACACTGTTTGATCAGGATGAAACATTGCAAACCATAGTAGATAACCGGCAGCACTTGTAGTCTTACCAGTTTGTCTTGACATCATACTTACTGAAAATCTGTTAGTATGATAATTATCTATCAATCCGATTTGAAACGGATAAGGCTTATACAACAATTGCCCTAATTTAGGATGCTGTATATAAAAATAATTTTCCATAAAGTATCGGTATCCCGTTTGAGGATGACAGCACTTGATGATCTCATTTATTTGATCTGGTGTTATATCTATCTTTCTGCTTTTTGTTCTAACTAAATTATTATCACTCATATTATTCTCCAAACGGGTCTTCACCCGTTAATTCTGGTTTGGCATACATAACTTTAAACCAGCGCGGAGAACCCAGCTTGATATTATTTTCTTTAATGAATTCTAGTCTTTTACTTTTGTCAATGAATTTATCTTCAATTGAAGGTTCTGAGGCACTAGTGCCATCTAGTCCAGCAAGTTTACGCATACCAGCAAGTGCATCATCATATGATTCATCAATCGTATGTTCTGCTAAACGTGTTTGTATCTGCTGTGCGTTTTCTTCTTTTAATTTTAGTATATCTTCTAATGTTTTATAAAATTGTGTAGCCATAGTGTAGTATTTAGTTTTATAACGCAAAAACCCTAGATATTATTCTAGAGTTTGTTGTTTAATATTCTTCTTCAACTATCCATGGATCAAGAATAACTATTGTCCCATTGTTTCGCATCATGAAATTTTTAGGATTTAGATCAAATGTCCATCCTTTTCCCTCAGCAATGCGACTAAGTTTACCCATAGTTTTGTAAAATAGTTTTAAACTATCTTTTCCGCTGGTTTTTTCAAAATGATCATATAATTCTTTGTTTAAGTTATATTTTTGAATCATTTCATCAAAACTATCACCCATTTCCGCATCAGTTGACATATTGTATAGTTTCCATCCCCAAGTTGGTCGTAAATCAATTAAATACTCTTGTCGTATTTGTAAGTATACATGTTTTTTCCAATAAAAACTTTCAAAACCATAGAACTTAGGTAGAAATGGATTGCTGCTATTATCATTACAATAATTGACCCAAGTAAAGAACATTTTTTGATCTTTTGAGAATATTGGTCTTTTTCTTTTTCCTGATGGAGAAAGTGCAACATCATCTTTAGTTCCAAATATTTTAAGAACTTGTCCAGTTCTCGGTTCAAGAAATGATGTTTGATCGCTTCCTTTCCCTAAAAACTTATAACCTCTATCTGGGTGAGTGAGATATTTAATGATTTCTGGATCAGTGTCAGTATATTCGTCTATAATTTGATTGATTTTCATGATATAGTATTTAGTATTGTACTAAACAATCTATATCATGCTGAAATTTGTTGTTATTATGTTTATTTAATGTCCAATGCTCTACGCTTAGTAGCTACTACACAATATAATTTTTCTCTTGAAGACATCTCATCTTCTGTTATTTCAAATTCAATTGTTTTGAATAAATCAATATCAAATCCAGTTTTGTTTAACAATGATGCTAATTGATTGGCTCCAAGCACACTATAGTGATTTTTAATACTCTCATGATTTCTATCAATATCCGGTGCTGGAACTTCTATGTAAATTTTAGAATTTTGTTTTAAAACTCTATTGTATTCAATCAAAGTAAGTATTGGAAACGGACTATGTTCTAGTGCTTGACGTAAAAATATAAAATCTACACTTTCATCGTCATATCCTTCACGTTGTGGCAGAAAGCTAAAGTCTAGCTGCTGAACTGTATGCCCTTTGTCGGTACATAGTTTAATATCATCCACACTTAGTGTTATGCCCGTAAGATTTGTATAATCACGAGCTTTCATTTCATCTAGAAAATATCCAGCACCACAAGCCAAATCTAAAATTTTAGCAGTCTTAGATAAATTTAATGGGTCAATAAAGTCAGTGACTAGTTTAGCAGTTAATTCTTTTTCATATTCGCTTTCACCATCTGCTTGTATATGATTATTATAAAGCCAATCAATGTAAAATCGAATCTTAATTGTGTCTACTGTTTTGGATGCATCAAGCATATATATTCCTCGGTGTTAGTGACTTTATTTATAGAGTTCTAACACTCAAAGAATATTATATTTTACCAGATGCTTTTAGAATTGGAGGAATGCCTGCTCTAGATATTTTAGAACCTAATTTCTTTGCATTTTGTTTCATCGTATTAGGATGAATGTCTACCGTTAATGCGGTCTTGAAACGTGGATCATTCTTCTCTGCTTCGCTTGGAATGTATCCCGACGCTTCCGCCACACCTTGCTTACTTTGAGCAACTGCTATATAAGCAGGACCGGTGTAGCCATCAGGATACTTATGAAAGTGTTGAATAGTTCTATGCCATCCTTCTAGTAATTCATATCCGTCGGATCTTTTAATTAGTATCACCGGTTCACTTCTAATTCCTCCTTGTTTTTGTGCTAACTGTGCTTGTGTGGCGTGTCGTTCGACATCTCTTGATACCTCAAAATCCGGGTGCTGTTTACCACCTGCTCGTGCATTGAGTTTGGCAACAATGCCGGGAGTCCACATGTCCATTGTAAATTTCATGTTGGGTACTAATTGCCATTGAGTGTTTCTATTTAAACCCTCTCGATTCAACATTGTCAATAATCTGCGTTTAGGATTTTCATCATTATAACGACCAAATCCCTGATATAACCAATCTTTTACTACATAATCTGGCCATTTTGGAACAATGCTTTTTATGTATTGATACATTCGATCACGCAATTCAGTAATCTGCTCTGATCCTTCCGCCACATCTTGCTCTCCACTAATCAACCAGACTTTAGCAGGTAATTCTTTAACATAATTTGCTGTGCCCAATCGTGTTTTTCCACCTATTAACCACAGTCCTTGACTTGTTTTTAGTATGATAGGCATTTCTACTTGACCTTTATTAAACAAATCATTTACTCTTTTTTCTTTTGCTGGACCTATAGGACCTTCGTGACCAGTAGGTGCTAAAACTTTTTGTAAAGATGCTTTATCAAACGGAGCATTTCTTATTTCATAGGCATGGTCGGGTGACACTACAACTGTCTTGCCATTTTGAACTGCTTTTAACCATTCATCTTTGTTAGGAAAATGTTTTTGATAATACTGTCTGACATCAACCGGGACTTGTTTCATCTTAGATTGTTCTTCAACTTCGTGCCATTCAAAGTCAAAATTGGGTTTAACCCAATTTATTTTCTGCAAGCCTTCCGCTACATCTTGCTTACTTATTTCTTCTATGTCAGAATCAGGAACAACTTGTACTGGAATACATTTTGTTCCTACTAATTTATATGCCCAAAATCTATGATGACCATCTAATACTTGATAACCATTTTTGTATTTACGAACTAACAACGGAGGAAGTTTATCACCACGTTTTAATCCCATTACTATTTTTTCAACATTAGCTTTACTCTTTGGTTGATTCATTTTGTCATCAGGTTCAAAGCCTATTAGTTTATTTGCTGAGATGTTAACTACTGGACCAGTTGCTTTATAATTATCTATTGTCGCACCATACCAATTAGGATCGGTACTTAATTTAATTTTTCCTTCTTTAGACTCTCGTAACTGACCCAATCTTACTAACGTATCAAATCTAGCTTTTGGAATTACCCATTGTCCATTATGTAATCTAGCACCCATGTCTTTGAGTTGCTTGTCTGTATATGACCCACTTAACTTTCCTTTGAGCCACACCAATTGTTCTCGTTGCTCTGCTATCATTTCATCTAGACTTAATTTCTTACTAATTAAATCATTCAAATGATCGTATAATTTATCAACATAACCGTGAGTACGCAACGCTTTGTATGCTAGGTTCTCTGGTCCGAACTCACCATGCTCGTCTAGACCAGCCTGACGATACTTTCTAAGTGTTGCTAGAAGGTTTTGTAATTTATCTATATTAGTATCACGTAATGCCAATTCACTTAACTGAATTAACTTAGTAAATTTAAGTTCAACGCTACTTTGATCAAAGTTAGCTCTACGCTTAGATGGAAGTTTAGTCCATTTATTGTTCAATACACTGTACTCGCCCAATGTTCTAACTGGTTTATTTGAGTCTTGAACATAAACTTCTACGTCATACCCTTTTATTTTAATGTTATGATCGTCATTGAATAAATTCTTTTTTGCAGTGAATAACTCTAGATATATATTGTTATTATTAAATTCATTCATATCAGTGATAATATGTAGATCAATATCACTATGATCTGTGTATGAATAGGCAGCATTGCTGCCACTCACCACAATGTCTTTAATATGTAGTTGATTGATGCCCAATGAGTCTACAAACTCTTCTGAAATTTCTAACAGTTTGTGTCTTACTTCCGGTTTCATACGCTCGTCATTAAAGAGAGCAGGATTCAACTGATCGTGAAATTTAATGGCATCGCTTAGTGAGAAGTTATCTAGTTCTTTTAAATTCATCTTGTATTTATGATAATTACCAGAACTATTGATATCTTACTGATTTAGTGTTAGTGTCACTTGATTTGGATTTGATTTATGTTGAGCTAAATTATTCTCACCAAAAATAATGATATTATATCCTATTTGAGTTAGATAGTCATATAACTCTTTTCTTCGTGTTTGATAGTAGGGCTTCCATGTCCATGCTTCAAATATAATAGGAGGATAGTTATTCTTTTCTAAAGTATCTTGTGCCCCCTGTAGTACTTTTAATTCCATACCCTCTACGTCAATTTTTATCAATGATATATTATCAAACTTAAACGAATCTAGCGTTAATAAAGAAAACGTCTCTGTACCGCTAGTAGTGGAAATTTCATAGTCATTTTGTCGTACCTCGTCATCTAATGAGAAAGCACCAATATTAGTTTCTATTTCATAGTCTGGAATAGTAGCTACCAATGTTTCAACTTTATCAGATAATCCGTTATTATATACTTTGATATTTTTTATTTCATTGATATCAATGTTTTCCATTAACTGAGCATATATCTTAGATTGGACTTCAAATGCTATAATATTAGTATTGGGATTTTTCTTTGCTATAGGAATACAATAAGTTCCTATATTTGCCCCGATATCAATTAACGTTCCGGGCTTTTCATTCAAGAAATGTTGTGTTATGTGCTTGAGTTCTGGCTCATAATCACCGTTACACTCAATAATTTTACTAATAAGATCATTACGATCAATTATTTTATATTTAATGTTATCATTCGTCGTAATGATCTCGCTCATATTATGTTCCAGATGTAGTGTCAATCAACTGTGCTTTGCCCTGTTTGATCAGTGCTTCTAAATACATTGGACCAATACTGTTTAATAAAGCATCTTGATTTTCTGTACAGAATACATATGAACCACTATGACGTAGCATAATTCTTTTGTCAACCCAAATACGCCCACCAAGATCACGCCAGTTCTCACAAGCAGTCCAATCTTCTGAATAGTAACGACCTTGACGAACTGCAGTATCCCAATATGTACGAAGATACTGATCATAAATTGGATCTAAGCCAATGTCGTTCTTATATGCCTTTACTGCTGGGTGACTTGCCATCTTAGCAAATACATCACGTTTGGTCAATAAGAATCCAGTTCCAGCTTTACTAACTTCCTGAAGACCATTTTCTCCTTCTTCTGCTCCGTCAAATCCGTTTACTACCCACTTAATAGGCATTGTTTTCATTGGATATAATCCACCGACCATATCTTTATCATGATTGAGCAATGCCAATAGATGCCATGCTTCCCAACCAATGTCAGCATCAATAAACATTAAATGAGTTGATTCTTTCTGATGTAAAAATTTAGCAGTTAGTGTATTTCTTGCTCTTGAAATAAGAGATTCATTGACCATTGTTTCTAATGTCCAATCTAGTCCATACTGACGAGCAGTATTGCTAAACTTAATAAAACTCATAAACGTAGATTCGGTTAACATACCGCCATAACATGGCATTCCAATATGACAACGAGTAGTCTTTAAAAAGTCTACATTAACTTGAATTTGAATTTGATTTGGATTGTTTACTGGAGTTGGTACTGGTGATGCTTGATCGGTTACCGCTGTAGAAGCAGTTTCAGATTCTGAAACTGGTCCGGTTCCGCCTATACTAGCAGCCTGTGGTGCTTTGTCTGCTAATTCTAAAACTGCATCTACTGGAATTGATTTTTTTGAGTTTGACGTTTTAGTCATGATTCATCCTATGATTGATATACTATTTAATATCAATCGAGCATGATCAAAAAATTTATTTTTCGTCTAAGTAGTCTTGAGAGTCAGACTGAACTTTTGATTCAACAATGACTTGTTGATTTTTTATTTGTCTATAACTCTCACGAATAAGAGTTAGTAGTCGCAACTTTTGTTCCGGACTAGCAGTCTTGACAAGCTGTCTGCTTTCTTTGATCAAACGTAGTAGTTGCGTCTTATTCATATTAGTAACTTGCCGATATTAATGAAATTGGACCTTGAGTCCAATTATTTACAATGGCTCGTAACCATACATAATTTCCAACTAGATTATAGTATCCAGTTTGAACATTGTTAGTTCCAGGAGTAGTAGGTAGTTGATACACAGTGATCCAATCTGCTTCACTGCTTGGACTAGTACTAATACTAGACTGAATATAAACATTACCAATAAACACTGGGTTTGCTGGTTGGTTATTTGGTTGTGGGCCCGGTCCAAGAGTCCAGCTAATAGTTTGAAGATCACTATTAGCAAGATAGTAGGCAGCTGCCTGTTGTTTATCACCAGTAAATGAACATACTGTTCCTGGCGGTCCAGGATATGGAAGCTGCGGTATTAATGTACGTATTGTGCCCTGTGCCATGTTACGCTATCTCTACTTCTACCACAACACCAGCGCCTACTAACTGTTCTGTTACTTCAGCCAGCGCCGCGACGATTCCTTCAGTAGCTATAAGATCAACGTCTCCGTTGTCTTTTACTAGTTTACTGATGGTGATTACTAATGTTTCTGTATGTATTTTAGCCATGTTATTGCTCCATTAAGTATTTATCTTTTTTTCAATTCGACACACTTTAGATATCCACTCATCGTGTTGTAGACCTAATAGAGTAATTACGTGTTCATCATCTAAGTCAAAGCTGTAGCCACCCCATGACCATACAGATACCATCGAAGTTAATGTCGCTGGAAGATAGGCAAAATGAGTGGGATTGATCCAGTCTGTTAACGAGCGACTAGGTTGGGCATTATATTTTTTCAACCATTCATCTAACTCTTTTATTTCTTGTTTAGACCATTTTTTACTAGCAAGAAAGATTCTAAAATTATGCTTGGGATTTTTATGATAAATTACATCACGTTCAAAGTTTTTCATTGGCTTGACCACTGAATATTTTATATCAACGCAATCATCAATTACATCAAAATCATCTAACAATGATTGAAATGAACTTAAATTATTAGAATATATATCTGCTTTATCAAACTGAATTCGTATCATCATATTGGCAGTAGATACTAGTGTTGATCGCCAATTTACAAATACTTCTGTTTTCAAACGATCAAATGAAAGAGATGCTTTTGATGCTACTCGCTCATGATAACCAAATTCAGTTTTACATAGTCTAAAATGATGAATTCCTTCTATAGCAATACTAACTTTGTACTTAAATTTACCAAAGTACAATGTTAGTTTAGATTTGTCTACTTTGAATTTATCAGGTGTTATCACTTGACTCACTTTTGACATAGATAATTCCATCTGATCCTACAACTGCCATATTTTCAGATAATTTTTGAGTAACGTCAAACTCAATAGTATCGTTTCTTAACACTACATTAACATGAGCATGTTTTAATCTTTCAAACAATACTTTCTTGGCCAATGGAACTCTAATCAATTCATCAATCTTACGAGCCAATGGTCTAGCACCCATTTTACTATCATAGCCATTTTTTGCTAGATATTCAACTGCATCTTCACTTAAATTCAAACTAATACCATGCTCTTCAGTTAACTGTGTCTTGAGTTCATTTATAAACTTAACAACAATTTTCTTAACTGCTAGTGTATCAAGTTTAGTAAACTTACAAATCATATCAATACGATTACGTAATTCTGGTTTGAAGAATTCTTTTAAAGCCTTGTCATCTTCGCCTAACTTGTCTTGATCACCAAAACCAATATTATTTCGTTCGCTGTCGGCGCTACCCAAGTTACTAGTCATAATAACAATAGTATTTTTAGCATTAACAGTTTTGCCATTAGTTCCAGTAATACGACCCTCATCTAGTAATTGTAAGAACAAGTTATACACATCAGGGTGAGCTTTCTCGACCTCGTCAAATAGCAAGATTGAATATGGATTCTTGCTCAAGTCATTAATGATCTTACCGCCCCCAAGATTACCTTCGCCATATCCTACATATCCAGGTGGAGCACCAATAAGAGCTGCCACTGAATGTTTCTCTTGAAACTCGCTCATGTCGTACTTAAGTAAGGGCATACTAAGATGTTCACTTAACAATCTAGCTAATTCTGTTTTACCAGTACCAGTTGGTCCCAAGAACAAGAAACTAGCCATTGGCTTTTTATGATTGGCAATGCCAGCATAACTAACATACACTCGCTCTAGTACCTTTTGTACAGCCTCATCTTGACCGTATAATTTGGTCTTAATATTATCTTCTAATGATATAATTCTATCTGACATACCAATATCCATTTTATCTTCTGGTATACCACACATCTTAGTAACTTGTTCTCTAATACTTTCACTAGTAATAATAGCATTGGTGCTTAGTACTCTGTGTTTAGCACAAGCTGCATCCAATAAATCAATTGATTTATCTGGATTCTTACGATCATGAATATAACGATTACTAAATTCAACTGCCGCTGTAATAGCACTGTTATCAATAGTTACTCCATGAAAGTCGCTTAGACGTTCACTTAGTCCAGCCAAAATCTTTTCAGTAGTTTCCATATTAGGTTCATCAATACTAACACGATAGAAACGACGCATTAATGCTCGATCCTTCTCAAATGATTCGTAATATTCTTCCCAAGTAGTACTTGCTATGATCTTTAGTGTTCCTTTTGTAATAGCTGGCTTAAACATGTTAGCAAAGTCAAGTGAACTATTGCCACCACTGCCTGCGCCTTTCATTGTATGTGCTTCATCAATGAATAAAATAACATTCTTTTTAGTAGTTAGTGCATCAATAACGTTCTTGACTTTTTCTTCAAAGTCTCCACGATATCTACTACCTGCCAATAATGATCCAATTTCTAATGAATAGAGTTCATGACCTCGTAAAAATTCTGGCACATCATCAATAATGATCTTGCTGGCTAAGCCTTCAGCAATAGCAGTTTTGCCAGTTCCAGGATCACCGACCATCAGTACATTACTCTTGAATCTTTTTGCTAAGATTAACATAATATCTTCAATCTCTCGCTCACGACCAATAACTGGTTCAATTTTGTTAGCACGAGCCAGATCGGTTAGATTAATTGTATATTCTTCTAAAATCTCAGTTGCTTGATCTTCACTAAGTCTAGTACTTTCTTTGTTATATTTGTAATTTTTCTGCCAGAATGAAACAAATTCATTACGAGTTACACCCCATTTTAACAAGAAATAGTTTGCGTGACTATTACTTTCCTGAAACATACTTAAATATAAATCAATAATTTCAATTTGTCTACGACCAGTGAATAGAACCTGAGTAACAGCACGACTAAACATACGTTCTAGTGCATTAGTTTTTCTAGGTTGAACTGACTCGCCTCCTTTTGCTAATAACGAAAGCAAACTATCTAGATAGTTAGAAACGTCATTTGCCATTAGATCGGTGTCTACCCCAAACTTATCTAATTGCTTTTTGAATGGATCATATGTAATCATACTAAGCAAAGTGTGCTCCAATGTTACATATTCATGTTTTTTTTGTTTAGCAATATTGATTGCTTGTTCAATAATACGTTCAACTTCTGGGTTGTTAATCATCTGATTATCCTATTTTGTTACGTTCACGTTCTAGCACTTGTATAACTTCTTGACTTATTACATCTGGTATAACTGGGGAAATTATAATATATTGATCTCCAATTCCATTGGGTGATTCTAGTCCTTTACTAGGAATTCTTAGACTTGATTCTGGATTGGTTCTTGGAGGAATTGTAATTTCTAGTGTTTGATTTAAAATTGTCGTGATCGAAATCTTTGTTCCGAGTATTAAATCAAAAACTGAAATATGTTCTGTTGAGTATAGATCCAGTCCACGTCTTTCAAATTTAGAATGACGATGAATTCTAAACATAATCTGTAGAATTCCATCTGGCATTAAATTTTCATAATTTACTCTCTGACCATCTTCTACTCCTTTAGGGATAGATATATTGAATGCTTTTGGTCCAACCGCAGTTTGAATTTGAATGGTTTCTGTTACGCCATTAGCAACTTTTTCTAGTGTAACAAATATTGTTACAGTATATACGCGGGTTCTTGGTCTGGCAAATTGTTGAAATATATCTTCAAATGGATTAAATCCTTCAGTGCCGAAATTGAAATGAAATCCGCCTGGCATTCCTTGAGGTTGTGGATTATCATGCTGTTGACGAGTTTGAGGATCAGATAAAATTCTATATGCCTCTTCAATCTTTTGAAATTCTTCTTTGCTACCACCCTCACGATCAGGGTGATGTTTTGCCGCCATCTTACGATAGGCAGTTTTAATATCTTGTTCGGTTGCGGTGTTAGATACACCTAATATTTTATAATAGTCCATGTAAACTATTGTAACAGTATACTATAAATTAATCAAGCTTTTTGGTAATATTTAATATATTCCGGCTAGATTCTGCATTGACTTTAAACCTTTGTCAGATTTATCATAACTAGTAACTGGTTCTAGTCCTGCCACTACTCTCATTTCATTTAAGTCTGACTCGTCATTTATTCTATACTCATGAGGACTCAATTTGATATGCTTTTTAATATTTTCTTCAGTAGCATCATAAAGTTCATCTTCTATTTTTAACTTCCATTCTTCTGGACCATATCCAGTTAACGTATCTAGATCAGTTAACATTTCTATCACTCTCTTAGGGACACTACTTCTACGATTTAGTTCGACAAACACAATGTATTTTCCGGGACTAATTTCGCCTGGGCTATTTTCTGCGTCAATTACAAATTCATAACCACGTTCAAACCAAGTAACCAAATCATCACTTGAGCTTTTGCTTTTTACAGTAAAACTAAGCGTGACGAAATCGCTATCATTTCCAATTTTTGATTTGTAATGATCGATTTCTATGATAGGAATCATTTGATTTTCCATATCTAAGTAATGTAAACTTTCGTTTAGTTGTGTAGTCATATCAATCCTTTATAGCGGAGGAAATTGTGGAGTGCCGCCGCCCATATCCGGAGAACCTAGTCCACCCATTCCTCCTAATTGATCTATTCCTTGATTTTCTTCTTGATTAGTTTTTAGACTTTCTGTATCGTAATCTTTAGCGTATGCATCATCCAAGTCTTCTAAGTCAATAGTTTGACCTGCTAAGTCAATACTTCCTTCACGAATGTCATTCATTAAATCTTTAGGAATTATTATATTTACCAACCATACTTTTCTATCAATAACTTTTGGATAGTGAGATCCTGGTTTATAATCACTTGGCTCTTTGATTTGAATAGGTACTTTAATTTGAGTTTTCTTAAACTTAATTGTACAGCCAAGAGGTAGTAATCGTTTAGCTCCGCGTGGATCAGGCATGATTCCAGTGGGCCACATAAATGTACAAACTACTTCATATTTACGAATAATTGGCCCATCTACTAATTCACCTAGTTCCCAATTCCTAAACGCATATATATCAGCTTCATCCAAAACTCGTTCAAAGTCTAACAAGGTGGACATTGTCCCATCACTTGTCATGATTCCTTTTACGTTTTGAACGATTTCTGTCCACTCGGGACTATCAATGAATGTTTTCTTTTTGCTCATAGTATAAGTATTTATCTATTTTAATTTTTATCAGGCGTTTTTAGAATTAAGATTATTAGTCGTCCAGAGATATATTTATCATAATTTCATCACTAATCACATCCATTTTCATACACAACAATGTTTTCTAAATACTTTATCTGTTATGAGCAGATCATATTTAACTCAGGAGATTTACTTTGTCAAGAAAAAGAAATAGTACATTAAGAAAAGAGCAGGACTATCAAGCAAATTCATACAAATCTCAACAAACATTTTATCAAAAACAACCTATGAAAACTGATTCCAATGTTCTAAATTTTAATCCACAAAAACAGCGAAAATCTGTCAGCTTAGTTCCAAAAACTATCAATCAAGAACAATATATATTAGCTCTTCAAAATGAAGAGACTGATGTAGTCGTTGTCGGAGGTCCAGCTGGCACTGGCAAAACGTATCTTGCAACATTAGCTGCAATTCAAGCTTACCGTAACAAAGAAGTGAGTCGTATCGTCATATGTAGACCCGCGGTAAGTATCGAAGGAGAAAATCATGGGTTCTTACCGGGTACATTGACTGAGAAATTGGCACCTTGGGTCAGACCAGTCACTGATATTTTAAGAGAATTTTACGCCGTCAAAGAAATAGAAACCATGATTGCAGAAGAAATTATCGAATTTGCCCCACTTGGGTTTCTCAGAGGCAGAACTTTCAAAGATACATTTTTGATACTTGATGAAGCACAAAATGCATCTCCGTTACAATTAAAATCATTGCTTACTCGCATTGGCCAAGAAAGTAAATTTATCATTACAGGCGACATAAATCAGGCTGACCGAGTATCCGCAGATAATGGGCTGTTCGATCTCATTAATAAACTCAAATGTTCACCGATTAATGGAGTTGAAATATGTGAATTCACCATAAAAGACGTTCAGCGTCATCGTTTGATTGGAGAAATACTGAAACTGTATAATTGATGTGATTAAAAAAATGAACAGACTAGGTCTGTTCATTTTTACTTACATTGTTTATTTCTTTTCAAATCTTTCGTTTTGTGCCAATATCAATTGTTCAATGACGTTGGGATAAATTTTCTCATAATATTCGTTCAGTTTCTCAAATGAGGTCGGAACAATATTACTCTCTATCACACACTTAATGATTTTTTCTTCTTTGTAATCCATAATTACATTACAAGTTTGTAGATCATTAGTCTTGATAGTTTTACTAAATATCATTTGTTCGTCAATTTGACCGCCTGGTTTTCTGACATAAGTAATTAGTAAATAACGCATTATAATCCTTGTGTTAATTCACAAATTGTAGCTGCCAGTGAAATCTCTGGAATACCAACCAATGATAAGTTTGCTAATCCATTTCTAATAACAATAATGGCAGCATCTTTTTGTTCATTACTTTTACCCCACAAATCTAAATTACTATACATCCAGCGATAAATGTCTTCTAGTCTTGTTGGATTCAAACTTAAGAATTGAAGTAGCTGAGTTCTACCATCTCCAATGTTTCCAGACTTAAACATCTGAGTGATTTCAATCAACATTGAATCTTGATCTTCAATACTATTCTGAACTGGTAGTAATTTACCATTAGAACAATTGTTTTGAAGTTGATTTAAACATCTACGTAAATCTGGATAAGTTGCTCCTACGTAAGTATCTAATGTATCTAGATCAAACTCAATATTCTCAGTAACTAGAACAGTAGCTACACGAGCAGTAAATTCAGTTTTATCTGGCTTGTTAATATGAAATTCAGTTAAACGAGATTTTCTAAGAGCTGGAACGATTTTATGAGCATAATTACAAGTCATAATGAATCTAACTGACGAGTTATATGTTTCCATATCACTACGTAACATTACCTGACCATTTTGAGTAAGATAATCAGCCTCGTCTAATAACACGATCTTGAATTTACCAAATGGCATTGTTTGAACGAAATTCAAAATCTTTTCACGAACGACTTCTACACCATTTTCTCGTGATGCGTTGATCTCAAGTACATCATACTCATTAATTTCAAGTTCATTAATTAGTACTTTTGCTAGTGTTGTTTTTCCAGTTCCGGGTTCGCCAGAAAATAAAAGATTAGGAATTTCACGCTTTTTAATCCAATCTTCTACTTGCTCTCGCTGTCTATCATCTATGAAAACGTAGTCAGCAGTTGTTTTTGGACGATATCTCTCAGTCCAAAGTTTATTATGTAAACTCATTTTAATTTCTCAATATTTCAAGAGTTATGATTTGACCTATTCTTTCGCCTAGGTCTTCATCAGTATTAATAATATGTAAATTGTTAGTGTTACGATCTAATTTTGTGTCATACTTACGATATTCAATGATGTATCCGCCAGAGGCATTAAATATGGTAAAGTTCATTCCTGATGAATTTATAGTACTACCTGATGAAGTCATAGGTATATCTACAGGATATGATTCATTGAAATTATTAGCCCATCTAATAAGTTTTTTGATTGAGCGTCTAATCATTATACTTTGTCGCTCATAGTTTCATCTATCATTGGTACATCTGATACAAGAAGAATATCTTTTGGATCAATTTTACGAATAGTCGTATGACCATTCTCATCTTCAATATCCAATCCTCTAGTCCAACGACCATGAGCGACTAATACAAATTCGCCCTCTTTGATATCTTTTTGATCTGGACCGATCTTGTATACTTCTGCCCAACGTGGTCTGATTCCACTATCCTTGCCATCATCTTTAACGATGATAATTGACCCTACCATTCTTTCTTTGAATACCATATCTTTAACAATAATAGTATCTTTCAGAGGAAGTATCTGATCTTTAGTGAGTTGATGTGCTGCGTAGCTTATTTTCATATATGTATTATAATCGTATATAGATTATTAATCAATGTTTTTGGATGAATCAATTATTTTGTAGAATTTGATTTTTTTGGAAGTTCAATTATTTCATCTTCAGCATCAAATTCCATTTCTTCTTTGGTCAACTCTACTTTATTCAATTTTGCTTTAGAATCTGCTTTTGGCATTTGAACTTTAGATTGAGACCTAATAGCTTCTTCGTGTCTATTAATTTCTGACTGAGTAGATCCAGGAGCTGGTTGAGTTGAGGTTGATGGTCTAGGAATTGTTTTTGCTACACCTTTCATATAGTACTCATTAACTCGCTTGTTAGCATCTTTAATAACATTACCGTGGCTATCGATAATATCTCCACGAGCATTTACGTTTTGATTACCAACTGCACGAACGTGTTCGTTCTTTGTCTTTATTGCGCCCATGTCAACTGCTTTACCACGAGCTGATGTATGTGTTGTTCCCATTTTAGTTCTCCGTTATCTTAAAAAATCATTTATATCTAAATCAAAATACATAGAGTTAATTCTATGAATTCCAATTAAGTATAAAACGTAGCTACAAACGCTACTTCCTCTACCAACTCCCCATAAAATATTATTTGCTCTCATAGTATCAACAAAATATTTAAGATACTGTAATAGAGGAAACAAATTTCTATCCAAATATAGTAGTAGTTCTTCGCCCACTCGCTGACGTTCTGAATCTGTATTACACTGATTTAGTATCCATTCAGCAATATCTAAATTTTTGTAGGTATCTGGCATATGCCAATTACTTTGTAATCTTCTGTCAAAATCTTCGATGGTTTCAGAACTAGATATATATTCAATAATATTAGGAATATTGGTTAATTCAAGTTCATTGCTTATATTTATGGGAGTTTCTACCATGACTTTGGATATTATAGCATCAGGATTTCGTAAGTATATCTTACATAAATCGTTTTCGGTAAGGATGTGTTGTCCGTAGATGTCTTTTCTCATTCTACTATTGTAACACACATTATTGCTTTGTCAAGCAAATTTAGATACTATCTAATATCTATTTTACCAATAATATCTTCTTCGTGTTCATCCAAAATCTCTTTGTCTCTTTTGTTTAACTCAGTTTTATAAGTGACAAGTGCCATTTGTAGTTGATTAAACATGCCGTAATTATTAGTTCTGCTGGCAAAACTAAGATTTCTGTTTAACTTAGATATGATATCTACTAACTCTTCAGTAGTCTTGTCACTTACGTCACCAATTAAAGGATGTTGCATTTCAGACATAGATCACCAACTCTGTGTGGCTAATTTACGCCATATTAAGGTAGAACCATTATAGTCATTACTACAGTAGTACATATAATTAGTTACATTTGAAAGTGCTGGAGTTACTACTGCTCCTAGTCCGCCGCCGCTATCAGTAATAGTTATTTCTGGAGCATATAAATATCCGGAACCAATGGTATTAACTACGATATTGGTGATTATTCCAGCGGTTTGAGTAGCAGTAGCAACTGCTTGAATTCCACCCTGTACATTTGGAGGAGGAATAACAACAGATGGACTAGAGTATCCAGATCCAGCTTGATTAATAGCTATTGAGCCAATCCCGTATCCAGATCCGATACATACGTCTCCGGCTACATCTCCAGCTTCTCCGATTTGAGCAGTGACAATTCGAGAAACTACTTGTTGAGCTTGTCTTGGTAGATTTACTGGTTGAATAGTAATAGTAGTTCCGCAATCTATGCTACTGAATATATAATGAAGTTGAGATTCTACTGTGGGCATTAGAATATTACCGCCAACTCCATCTCCCTGATAATTATTGATAGTATTAAGACCATATACAACATTAGATGGTAAATTCAAAACGGCATTTGGATTTCCTACAGTTAATATTACCTCTACTCTGCTTTCAGTTCCTATTGGACTCCATTGACCAAATTGTAATTGACAATTATTAGTGATTGTTCCGTATTGAACATCACCACTGGTTAAATTAATATTAACAGTACTAGATAAGTTACTACCCAAATCATATGTAGTAGCTCTAAATCCTAGAGTTAGTACATTACTAATTTGAGCGCCTGCCATATCATTGTTTAGCGTGGTTCCTGTCAATGCTGCTTTTAAAAGTACTTTATTTTGTAAGTCAGAAATTTCCGCGCCAGCAGTGTTTAAGTTGGTTGCTATGCCTGCCCAGTTATTTCTAAATCCCTGACTGAGATTATTTATCCCAGCGGTAGGGTAATTTACATTGATTGATCCAGTGTTAATGTTTGAAGTCATTTTTTATATCCAGTTATTATAATATTTAGTCTTGAGATTGAGTGGGTAGAATTGTTTTTCTTGGGAAAAACACATATTTATCCTCATCATTACCTACGACGTTAGGTTGAGCACTTGGCAATGTAACCCACGTTGGAACTTCAGATGAGTTAAGTCCAGTATAATTATATGTCTTACTACGATCCACTTCAAATCTATCCAACTCAAAATCAATCTGATTTAATGTATACGACCATTGTGTTGCTATATTATTGGCTACTATTTTAGAAAATCCAGGCTTAGTATAACAAATAACCCAAGCAGGAGTAAACCCAGGAATAGTTTTATCTGGCTGTAAGCTAGTCATCCATGTTGGTAGAAAGCTACTGTCATTTATTCTACCTATACTATCGTATATTTGCTGACGCATATTTGGCAAACTATTAGGGTACAATGTTTGTGCTATTCCCGGTGTTAAACTTGTATACACGCCAGGACTAAACAATATTTGTTGATTAGCTGATAAACTTTGTACTACGTTAACTGTAACTGATGATATTGTTGGATCAATTGACACGATAATAGAAGGAGCATCGTATATATCATTAGTAACAGTAGTATTAACCACTGCCAATAAATTCATTCCTAGTTCAAGACCATCAACACTGTTTAATATTAATGTTAATCCATCAGATGATGAAATATATGTCTTGACTATAGTAATAGTTGGGTCATATGTTATAGTGTCGTATATATTAGTCAACGATGTAATCCAGTCATTCAGATGAAGATTGATTGCTCGTGGCCAAATAATTTCTTTACTAATAGATACTCCATTATTGGTTACCAAATCATCAATGATTTCACTGTATACGACTTCATATATAATGTTAAGATTGTCATCTGTCGCGACAGCAGTTTTGATTTCACCCAGAGTTATATTTCTCCAATAGTGATTTATCTGAACTGCTTGAACATAAGTAGTATAAAAATCTTGAGCTGCTACTGTAGGAACTCCATATATGTGCTGATATCTTACGTCAGTGGCTACACCAAAGTACGGATCAGTAGGTCTATATACATATTCTTGTGGAATAATATTTCCATTATACAGCAATGAGTTTATTATTTGTCTATCATTTAAACTTGGCAATGCTTGAATATAAACGTTATCGTATGGCAAATAAAATTTCTGAACAGTAGTTAGAGAAAACGTCTTAATAGAATATATTTCTGGATACAATGTGCTATAAGCTTGAACACTGAATGAATAAGTGGCTTCTACTCCCTGATTTACTATACTATTAGTCGATTCAAAAGCCAAACGACCACTAATATCTCCATCAGTTAATAGTATCAAATCTGGAGGTAGTCTGCTTAGAGTAGGACTAATCAGATTAGTATACGTTGCACTATCAAATTTATTATCATAGATTAAAATGGTGCCACTATCACCAACTATATAAAAGTCGTTAGTGTTAACACTATCAAACATTACATTGTATAAATTTGTGGTAGATATCAAGTTCTGAACTAGTATCCAAGTTACTCCATCGTCTATACTTTGATAAATGATGCCATTATCACCTGCTATTAGTATTCTATCTACCGGATTATATGCAGAAGTATCTATGGCTATAGTTTTAAAATTAAAATCTGAGATAAAATCAGTAGTCCATACTATGCCATCTACACTACTAGCAATAATTCCAAGATCGCCAACTGCTATGTACTTAGTTCCGGTATATATTACTGCTCTCAAACTTAAAGTAGTAAGTATTACTTGTTCATTCCATGTAACAGCATCATTGCTAGTTAGAATAGTGCCACTGTCACCAACCACAATGTACATTGTAGAGTAATAAACATAGTTTAAATTATTTGTAGTACCAGACGTTGGCACTACTGTCCATGATGAGATGTCAGTAGTGGTAACAATAACCCCATTGTTGCCAACTGCTATGTACGTACCACTATTATTAGTAACCGAATTTAATTGTTCTGATACTATACTAGTACTAGCATAATATATTATATTATCATCGTATATTCTACCAATTATAGAATTATTACTTTGATTGTATCCAACCAATATAGTTACTTGATTCACACTGTCATATACACTCGAAGTGAAATATAAAAACGTAACTGGGCTGCTGATATTTGGTTCACTAGTCCATGTTAATCCATTACTGCTACCAACTACATAAGCGCCAACATCTCCAAATACATTAAATTGAGATGCGTTTGATGTTATAGTTTTTAAATTTGTTTGAATTGATGAACCAACTAATCTATAACTTAAATCAAGATTTCCTACGCTTTTTGCAAGTACCGATAAATCAGAAATTGCTCCGTTATTGATGGTTCCTAAATTGCTATCTGACAACCATGTTATCTGAGCATTAATATCTCCGATAATAGTCAATGATAACGAAAAAGTATCACTAATTAAACTTGGAGTAGAGGTTTTATAAACACTAACGGTAAAGTTGTAGGTTATGATATTTTGATCAATCACTGGTAATAGTCCACTTAACCATCCGGCATCATTGATAGTAATTCCTGTTCCAGAATTGATATTAAACTCATACGTCAAATCAATATCACTATTAGTATCAAAATTATAACCTATAATTTTGAAAATAAATTCACTATTCTGTATAAAGTCTCCTAGACTTGAAGAACTTAAATAGTACGGGGCATATACATCAGTGCTAGGTATAATATAACTTAGTGGTTGAGTATTCAGTATAGTTGGTTGTCTTCCAATAAATCCTACAACTAATTCTTGATTAAGAATAGTAATGCTATAGTCAGTTAAGCTACGACCAGTACTACTAGTAATCTGTAATGTAAAATTATACGTTCTATCAACTGGGTCTCCTAGTACATCAGTTGGAGGTAATGCATAACCTCGAATTAACCCAGTGGCATTAATTTCTAATCCTGGTGGCAAAATGCCCAATGCTACGTTAATCACTACGATCCCATTTGGATCTTGATTAATATACTGAAGCTGAAATGACTGCCAAGTACTATCATACGTGGTAAATAATGCTCCGCTCGGTGTAGTAAATGATGGAATAGGAATCTGTATATCCAAGATCATACTAAATGTTCTATCTCTGATTGCAATAAACGCTGATCCATTGTATTCAGTTGCTCTAATGGTAAAATTATATACGGTAGATTGACTTATAAAATCAGAAGTACCAGATAGTAGACCACTACTACTAATAGTAACTGGGCTTATAGTACCAACTGGCAATGACCCATTGAGTAATTGATATGTAATTGTACTGGTTATTTGACTGGGAATTGCAACAAATTGATAATTTAATGGTACATTGTCTGTAAATGATCCTATACTTCCCGCTGGTGTTTCCCAGATCAATGTAGTAATATATATTGAGAAATTTTGAATATTAGGATGTGCTACTCCATCTACAAATTCAGTGGCACTTATTTGAAAATATGAAATAGTATTAACACTGACAAAAGTAGGAATACCACTAATTACTCCGTATTTCTCTAATATAAGATTTGAAGGCAATCTAGTTCCATCTGCCAAAAAATACTCAATGTATCCGCCCAGTGTTGGACTGGCACTTAGTGTCTTTATTACTGGTTGACCCTGAGAATAAGACCCAAGACTACCGGCTGGCGTGTTCCATGATGACATATATAAATTAAGTCCTTTGAGTATTTATCTCAATGATTAAACAAAAAGGCTCAACTTAAGTTGAGCCTTTTATATACTACAATGTATGATTAGTTTATGCCATCTAGCTTACGTAGCATTGCACCCATACTTAAATTAACATCTTGTATCTCTCCACTTGTTTTGACACGAAGTGGACCCTGACCTAATGTAGTTTGATCTTGCTTGATGTTGTTTAGACCACCGCTAATTGCTTTAGTCATAAAGTCAGTATCGGTTTGAAACTGCTCATCTTCGCTTTGTCCGACTGGTGAGTTTGCCCATTCATCTAGCTTCTTTGACGAACACTCATGATCATCTTCCATCATTGAACCACATTCATTACACTTAGTTGACTTTTTACCAATTTTGTTTAATTTTTCCATTAAACTCTTGACAATATCAGATTCACTCTTGCTTTCTGGAGTATAAGATGCTGCTAATCCAGCGTCACGAGTAGCGTCGCTTTTTTCTTCGTCTGCTTCTTCAGAATTGTCTTCATTTCCAGAAGCAGTTATGTCATCATCAGCTTCTTTAACTGGAAATGTTTTATTTCCAAGTTTAAATGATTTCTCTCCAGATTTTTTAGCTTGTTGATTTTTAAAGTGCATTACACCAGCACCTTCATCCATTTCATCTTCATCCATTTCAACACTTTCACGTTCCATATCTTGAGCATGATCATGAGCGCGATCTATGTGTTCGTCGCCGTAACATTCTGGACAACCCTCGCCATCACATTCTGGACATACTTCTTCGTCATCATACTCGTCATCTTCAGGCTCTGCTTCTGACATTGGCTGAGTAGTTGGTTTAGTTTGAGTAGTGGCTCCATTTACTGGACTTTGACTAGAACCTGTTGCTGGCATTCCTGCTTGCTGAGTTGATCCATAATTATCTTCATCCATTTCTTGCTCATAGTCATCACAGTCACCGTCAGCAACATCTACTTCAACTGGACTTTGACCATGTTGAATCATATGCTTTAAGAATGTCATAGCATCTTGACCATTATCAATGTCATCATCACCCAATGAGCTAATGACTTCATCATGCATTACAGGTTCTACTGTAACTGCTGCTGAATCATCTGCTGGTTGACGATACTGACTTTGTCCAAGTTCGGCTCCACCCAATCCAGCACTTTGAATAAGCTTCATTAACATTTCTGATTCTTCGCCAGTAGCACTTACATTAACGCTATTAGATCCCGGAGTACTACTCTTTGTAATATTAACAGTTAGGTCTTCATTAATCAATGATTTTAATTGCTTGTCCCAGTTTAAAAAGTCGATTGATTCTTTAATTTTCTTTTTTTCTGAAGTTTTGCCAGTAAACTTTTTACGAGCTTCAGCTTTTGTCATTTTATATTCTTTCTTAAATTCAGCCGGAGTCAAATCAGTAAGATCAGCATCTAATTGACTTACTTTACCTTCGTCTATTGGACCCCAATCACTTTTAGCACGAATAGCAAATTGAAGTTCTTTCATTTTTGTGTTTTCTTTGCTTCCAAGCTTATGTGGGCCACTTGCTTTTAATTTTGCAAGTTGACTCTTTAGTTCGGCTTTAGTCTTACCCTTGAACATACCCTTTTTAGCAGGATTAATCTTAGCTTCTTTGTCAAATTTTTCTTCTAATTTTTTAACTGGCTCATCATTTTTTTTATGATAATCTGCCACTTTTTGTCTTGCTGATTGTGCTGCTGGACTGCGTTTGGCTGCCGCTGCTGCTTTAGATGGGTTATCACGATCATTACGACCACGCTTACCTCTGCCAATAGCAGCTTGATCAAAGTCATCTTGACTAATTGATTCATCAAATTCTTGAGCAGCTCTACGTGGTACTCCTTTTGCTATTCGATCAGTTACTTTTTTCTCTCTATAACCCTTGTATGAGTCTTTAGGATCATTCTTGAAAGTACCTGATTTTTGCTTCATAGCTCCTTTGCCATCTGGTTGAAATTTCAAGGCTTCTGACACCTCTTTATCTCGTGTTAAACGATCAACTGCTTTGTTAACGCCAGCTTGACGTTTTGCTATTTTAGAATCTGC